CTTGGGTTCTGAGTTTTCCACACTAGTTTCTACAACATTAAATCGTTCTCAGTCATTAATGTTCCCGCACAGCGGTGACCGACTTTCGTCATACGTATAATCCTAGTATACAGAAGGAAGGAAAATAATCATCATTGAATCAGAAGATTATATGATTTTTATTTATTTTTAGTTTTTCTTAGAAGATGATCTAGAATTAGGAGGAACAATTTCCCTATTTTCCTTAAAACGAGATTCATCAAGTTTAAATTGACTTGTATCTAAATTAACATAATTAGGAGAAGGACTATCAGCATACTTTCCAACATAACCGATATCACTTCTGTACAAATTACTACTGGTACTATTATTATTATTATTATTATTACTAACAGTCGAAAGGATGGTCTCTTTATTTTCATCCACTTCTTCTTTAGTATCTTTTAATTGATTAGACAACTCTTGAATTTTCTTATGCATATCATTAAGCTGAACACTTAATGAGAGATTATTAACAGGCTTAGCAATGGGACTAGGAATTTTGGTGATTGTAATGAAGCAATCAACAACTTTACTACTAAGCATAGAACTAGCTATAGTAAAAGCAGAACCATTGTTCGTAAAACCTGTACTAGCATCTACATAAAAAGTGTTATAAAAAATGTCAACATTAGAGGAAGCACCATTCATTGAATATGCTGGACTAAGAGCATTATATTCACCACCTGTTATTTCCCAGGAAGGCTGAATAAAAACAACACCTCCAGTTAAAGTTGCATTCGCACTAACCCATGCATTAGTTGCAGGGGTAGCATAACACATACATGTACACTTATAGAAGCCAGGACTTGAGAAATATAATGCACCATTAGTTGTACCACTAAAATAACAATACTGAGGACCAGCAACGGGGTTAGGAGCTTGGTTAGCCATAAGCTTACCAATACTGCTAACACCATCACCAGTTAAAGTATGTGTTTGAAATACTTGCTGAGTATTTGCAAAAGCTGGTCTAGGTACATACATTTCTATTTCATAATCAACCCATAACTGACCCAATTGAGATACACCAGGATTGGTATCAGTAGCTAAATAAAAAATAGCATAATCATTAAATTCAACAGCTGTTGTATTATGACTAACATATCGAATAGGCAGAGGATTATGCCTTGTATCAACAGAAACACTAAAGGATTGGTCAGCACAAACTGATTTAAAACCATTATAATTAAGCAAAGTAGATCTATCTAATATTTGAAAATCATTTGGATCATAAACAATCCCCATAACCACAGAACCTAAAGCTGCAGTCGTGGACACACTGCCAGACGTAGACACATATTGAAAAGTAGCTCTTCTCAAACGATACTCTTCATATTGTGGTAATAATGAACTACCCCAAGGAAACAGAAGAGTATTTAAGCAACTAATAGGTTGTATTACTACAACTTGAAAATTGCTAGTGCCATTGACTGTCTGTATAAACTCACGCTTTCTAATAATTACGGGTGAAGCTGTTTTCTGATTACCAGGACGAGCAGCTTTATATTGTTTATGCATAGGACCTCTTTTTAAAGCATGCTTCATCTTAAACGCTGGCTTCTCAATCATTCCTATTGCTTTTTCAAACTTTTTAATTGCTTTCTTTCCAGTTTTCTTTCCAGTTTTGATGGCAGATTTAACTCCTTTATTAACTTCCCTACCAATCGTCTTCATCGCGGGACCTAAAACCTCCTGTGTTGCTGAACGACTCATCACATAAACCAGTACTATGATAATATTCTACTATTTGATAAAAAGTTGTGTGCTTGCGAACAACTACAAACGAACTATTACTACAGGTATATCTAGAACAAAATTTACAAATGTATGTATTAAAAATAAAAGGCATTTTTATAGTGAAGGGCCCGTGTACCAGATCACACACGTGTTCACTATTGATTATCTGGTAATTCATACATCCAATCATCAATAGGTGGAGTCTTCCAAGGTTGAATACCAGAAAATAACTTCCACATATCAGCATCACACTTATAACCTGACGATGCTATTTTAACATTTCTCTCATGACCATATAATGACATAACATAATCATACAATCCAGCAAACCACTTACGACAAGAATCACAAGCAAAAGTCTCCATTCTTAAGCCACATATAATAGAAACAAGATTTTCATGTTCAGTAACTAAACCTTTATGTGTATTATAATGTAAAGCTGCATTACGCATCTTCACACAATCTATATCTGGAAACCACATCTCAAATGGGTAACCAGGTACTTTACGCTTAACAAATGTATGACCAATAAATGAGAGCTCACCCCACTTCCTGGGTTCTTTGAATTCAAACTCATATGTCATGCCAATAGTGCCACACCATTTCATAAATGAATCATAATTATAATATTGCAAAAAATCTGGATGCACAGACATTATAATATCATCACCTACAAATAAAATTCTTACATACTTCTTAAAAGATGCCCAATTACGATATTGCCGAGGAACACTTCTACACCAAATATAGAAGCAATCAACAAAATTCTTTTTAATATTATCCGCAGTTGTCAAAAACTGACCACTTGGATTGCCAATTAATTTTCCATAAACTTTACCATCTATGTCGATAATATAACCTTCACACAGCATTCGTGCAATATTCTTGCAACGAAGCTCATTTTCAGGTGTCTGATATTGCGGGTCAAGCATATCAAATCTAAATTTATATATCAAATCCATAGCTAGCTTAGTAAAGTTCGAATCAAACTGTTTACCATCTATAGAAAACATATTGTCAATCCAACCCCAAGGGGTAAGATATTCAAACAACTTTTGAGCACCACCATTGAATAACGACAATCCTAACGCACTACAATGCTGTAAATGAGTGGAAACAAATAAATCAGCTTGTCTTTTAAATAACATAGCTTGCGCAGTAATAAGATTAACATCAACTGCAAACATAGTTCTACAATTTTCCTGTTGTATTTTTTCAATTTTCCTTAATTCTTCCTTAACAGAACAACTATGAATAATTGAAGGAGGATTGAAGGTTCCTAATTGACTATAGAACCTATCAAACCACACAGAATCATCCGAAAGCCAATATTCACCTTTAGTTGGATACTTCAAAGTCCACGGATAACCAGGACTTTTGGTAGGATCTAAACTAAAGACGGCTTCATCATACGAAACAACATCAGAATTTTTCAGAACTGCAAACTCTTGATAAAGACCCTGAGCAGCAAATCTATAATATTTTTCACTTTCAGCATCATATGGGTGAGGGAATTTACTATACCTATTTAAACTCTTTCTACTAATACGAATATTGCGTGGAACTATGCCGTATTCCTTGTACTCAACATCACCAATCCGATGTATATAGTTAAGCACAACACTACTGTCATAGTCACGATCCGTGTCCTTAAGGACACGAAAGAAACGGCCGACACATTCTAACAAGACATTAGTCTGTTCACATGATTGGCCAGCCATTTTTGTTGCAATATTTATTGGGTATTGTTGCTGTAGTCGGAGCAACTCTGAACTACAGCTTTTGAGTTTAAAGGACTAGGTGACACATTATTACTCTCAATAGCATCTTCTTTAGCTTCATCTTTACTTGATGGTATACGATGTAAATTATAATCAACATCAACGACGCGAACACTAATTGTTTCTTGATACTCAGCCAACACATCATTAATAATTTGATTACGAGGTTGAATTACATCACGAATTTGTCGATGACGATTAGACTCAACACTACTTAAGGTGGTTTTATTAAGAATAGGTTTTATTTTATTACTTTCAATAGCTTTGGCATAATCAACCTGATCAGCCATTCTATCATAAACCTTATTATTATCAGCAGCTGTAATCTTTTGAACGCTATCATCACTACAAGGATAAAACCAATTAACTGAAGTAGAACCAGCTCCACCAATTCCATGAAACCCAACCCAACATCCATCACTTTTGGCAACATATATGCCACCACATGCACCATCCTGACTACTACCAGTATACTCAACTAATTTAACATCACCAATAGTTGAATTCCCAGTAGAACAAATTCTGTTCTGACCAGTAACACCACAACTGTATACAGGCTTATCATTTTTATCAGAATAAAACAAGCTAACAGTTTCGTTGGCTATTGGAGCACGTAATTTAATCCCTGTATTTAACGGTAAACCATTTGGTTTATCACAAATCATCCAATCATATGCAACACCACTAGGTTTTACAGTAGTCAAATCTAATGGAAATTTCCGATTAAGATAATGTACAAAAGCAGTATTAGCTTTCCAGATACCATGACGACACACCATTAATTTATTTTGTAAAGGAACAGCAACAGTTGTCACTTCATTACCATGTATATCTAAAGCATGGAGAGTCATAACATGCGGTATCTTGGTAATCATACTGCCATTTTTCAACATTTGAACTAATACAGGTTTAGCACCAAAAGCTTTACTAACAAAATAATCCTTTTGTGATTTATGAGTAGGCTTAACATAACCGATATGGTGAGGAAATTTGTGACCTAAGTCACCACTTCTACCAAAAATCCCACCACCTTTTACTTGTTCATCTTTACCACCACGCAATATATAGTCTGAACCGGAATCGCCAGGACTATACTTAAAAGAATCAGTATCAATAGCTTCATCATCCATCTCATATACATATTTATAAACTCCAGAGTTCTTAGCATCCATGTAATCATCTTCAGTTGAATCATACCACATATCCTCATCAGGATCATATTGATACCACTTACCACTTTTCTTATTTTTCCAAAAAATGGCCTTACCAGCTTTCTTCTTTCCTTTTTTGTCTTGAATCTTCAAATTTTTAATCTTAGGAAATAAATAGCGATAAGCAACAAACGACGAAATCATGACTGCCAAAACTAATAGCAAATATTTATATTTCCTCAATCTACTAGTTATCACCCTAAAAATTACACCATCACGAGTATCAGCATATGTCTTTTGAACTCTAGCGGAAAATCTCTCAAAACGAGTTGATGTTTTAGTGAATTCATCGTCATCATCATCATCACTATCATCAACAATAGGTATGATTCTATTATTATTATTATTTCTCATAGAAAAACCAATACCTGTTTTATCGCTAGGTTCCTTACCTGATGCAGCTAATGCTGTTATTCTCTGCAAAGTATCAGAATTTATTATCACACCACGTTTCTGCATATCAAGAAGCTCTTTATCGGTAAAACTCTTATCACAGAAGTCTTTACAAGTTAATTTATGACAAGTTCCAGTTAATTTATTACACTGAACTACAATGTCTGAATCTAGGTGCTTAAAATCATCAGAAATAGCAAATATATCCCCAAACATAGAGGTAAACATATCTGCATATCCCCAAACTTCTTTACAAATTTTTAACCACTTAGGAACCTCTTCAATACCAAAAACTGAAGGCGCACTAACCAAGGCCACAAAAATTACCCATCTAATATACTTTCTTTGATACTCTTTGTAACCTTCAACTCTAGTACGTCTGTATCTGTACAACATCAACAACATAAAAATAACAGCACAAGTTATAACAATTAACTGAGGATAAGACAACTTTTTAAGTTTCTTTTCAACTTCTTTAATTCCCTCGGCCAATGCTAAATCAGCTACTT